TCTTTTAGTTCTTCTGGCATCACCCATTCCGTTTCTGGAGTAAACAACGGTATCTGGGTATTTCTCATTCGTAGTCCCTTTCAAGAACCATCTCTAAATAATGTATTGCTTTTCTCACGTCCTCTTCCTTTCCCTTCGATTGATGTCTACAGATATATTTTATAGCGTTGCCTTCTGCAAATAGCAACTTGTTTTCGTTAATAAATTCAGCAGGTTGAATCTTCATATCCTTATAATGTTTCCCACCTACTTGTTTATCTAGTGAGTCGTATGTAGCTTTTTTAAATATTTCTTTATTTGTCATTTTATCTCCTTTAATATATTTTTTAATTTTATAGCTAATAAAAACTTAGCTCTCTGCCTACATTTAAGTACCAAAGATTTAATTTTAAAAATTAATTTACCTTTTTTTGTCATAATATATAAGCTCGATCAAAATCTTTTGGATCCAAAACGTGCAATTCACGCTTCGCTCTCGTCGCACCAGTATAAAATAATCTATGTAATTCATCTGGGTCGTGACTAAACGTTTCTAGTGCAGCACCTGTTATGTCTTGCATCAATAAAACTTTGTCAGCTTCTCCTCCTTTCGCTCCGTGTATTGTTGACATTATTATACGAGGGTTTCTATTTAATGTTTCACCATTCGCCCTCATATTACGAATGTAGTTCTCGGTCATAGGATCTAGACCTTCGAATGCTTCATACCAAACTGTACTTACTATTAGACCGTGTTGTTGTTGACAGTCTTCTAATTTATATTTTTCATCAGAGTGTAATGTTTTACCTTTTCTAAATCCTTCTAATACATTTGATCCAAGGTATTCATATATATTTTTTATCTCTAGGTGATTAAGTAATCCACCTTTACGCCAAGCTTCCCAATTGTTTAACGCTAATAATAATTTTAATGGTATAGAGTTACGACCTTTGTATTGATAATACCATCCTTGAATCTCACACAAATCTTTAGCATCTTCTAAAAAATAATTTGCAGCAGATAATACTAACCAATTACCCTCACTCATATCTACCTGTGTGATGTCAGAATATCTACGTAAGATTCCTTCTTCTTCTCTAGGTTTATAATTTTTATCAAATCTATTTTGTACTTTGTTAATTATGTTTTGAGACAGTTCGTGTATAGGTCCACCAGGAATACGATATGATTGATCTAGTGTTTGTATATCATCTACTTCTTCTTTAAGTGCTATGAAATGATCTACGTCTGCACCGGCCCATTTAAATATAGCCTGGTCATCATCACCTGCAATGTAAGTCTTACCTGCTCTTGCCCAAATCTTTCTCACCATCTCCCACTGTAACAAAGATAAGTCTTGCGCTTCATCTATAAATAAAACTTCAAATTTATTTGTAGATTCTTTTGCAATAAAATCTTCTAGTAAATCATTAAAATCTTTCAAACCTTTTTCTTTTTTAAATCTTTTTAGTTCTTCTGCCAACAAAAATAAAGTGTTGCGTTCTATATCTAATATGTTTTGTCTAGAATCATAATACTCTAACAAGTCCATTCTTTTCACAGCTGCAGTATTTATAATTGTAAGGTATTCGTTATCACAATTAAATGTACCATCACTGTCAGAAAATCTTGCAGTCTTAATTGGTATGCCACATTTCTCACCAAACTCTTTGTAGTCATCTGCTCCTAACATTTTTTCTTTAGTCATACCTAATTGATTAAATGCGTAAGAGTGTAAAGTTCTAAAGAATGCTAGATCATTATCTACATCTAAACCAAATTTCTCTGCGGCCCTGTTAGCAGCTTCTGTTGCTGCTTTCTTTGTAAAAGAAAAGTAACCTATTTGTTTAGGTCTAACCCCTTGTTGTATGAACTGATCTACCAGATTCAACAGAGTTGTTGTCTTCCCTGTTCCTGGTGGTCCTAATATTATTGTTTTCATACTTTTATTATTATACTCCTACTTTTTCCTGGCAATTTTTCTATCCATCCTCTTTCTTGTAACTGATTAATTTTTACAAAAATTAAACACTTACTAGATACTCCTGTACCTATTTTCATTTCCTCGTAAGAAGGTGCCATATTATTTTCATCAATATATTTTTTAATAAAATTAAAAAGTTCTAATTGTTTTTTAGTTAAGTTAAACTTTTTCATTATATTAATTCAAACATAAATATTGTTATGATTAATAAACCAAAAATTTCAGTATATGTATTCATTAAAAATGTTCCTCCTGGTATGTTGTTTTAGAAACTGACGCCTCTGTCTGTTTCATTGTTTTAATCTTGATTAGTCTTGGTTGTTGTTTTTTGATTCTTACTCTCTCTTCTCCTACAAACTCATCAAGTCTTTTAATTAAATTACCTGTTTGGTTTTTATCTTTTTCCCAATGATTACGTTTGCAAAAATTATAAAAGTCTTCCATTCTAAAATAAGTAAATTCTTTTTTCTCATCTGTGTACGGTAACTTATTAAATACATCATCTATAGTTCTTGCTGATTGTCTGTTCGTAGTCCAATCTTGCAATAGTCCTGTAAGTTCATTGACAGGATTCAAAGACTCTAAAGGTTCTACTTCCTGTAGTCCCTGCATCATAGGTTTTAAAAAATGTTGTTTCCAATCTTTAGGTTTTGGTATGGGTACAATTAAGTTTGCTTGATCTAAACACGCTAACGCAAATAAGTTTGGACTGTAAAGTTGTTCTGATTTTAATTCTATTCTTTTTTTATCTACATCTAAAAACCATTGTGGTGGTGTTGATGAATATTTTGTAAGACTACCTAATACTGGCATCTCTTCTTCTCCAAAACCTACACCAAATCTTTTTGTTCTACATAAACCAGATTGACATACTGCATTGATAGGTGCATCTTTACATCTATACTTGTCATAACCTTTTCTGTTTACTGATTTAATTAATTGTTGAACCTCACTATTACTTAATGGTGGTTCCATAAATTTCATATTTGCTTTTACAATTTCATCTTCCCAAGTATCTGGATGTGCTTGTTTATAATATACTGCTACATTAAATAGTGCGTTGTTCCTGGACCCCTCACCAAAACCTGTTGTTGCTAACTTGTTTAAACAAGGAGGTCCTCCAGGAAATGATTCTTCTATTTTTTTCTTTTCTGTTTTGATTTCTTCGACTTGTTCTTTAGTCCGAGCGTAAACATCATAGAGCTGATAAAATTCCTCAAGTGTACAACCGGCGCCATTATCGTTGATAGCATAACGTAGTCCTTTCATTTCATTGAAGTAGGGTAAGTTTAAAAAATTACCAGTGTCCCCACGATCCACTAGAATTTCTGTTTGTTTTGGAAATATTTCAGAGCCTTCATAACCAAGTATGATAGACATCTCTTTTAATTTTGATTGCATCAATGATGCAGGAATGTTTTCTTTGGTAAATAAAAATACGTGTGCGCCGCCAGATTTACTACGGCAAACTATTAAGGGTAACTTATGATTCCTAATACTTTTAACGAGGCTAGTGTGATCAAAGTTATATTCGTCAATATCAATGCACCCCCACCTACAATCATTATTTTCTGTAATAGGTATGATTCCGAGGGCTGCTCCTTCTCCACGTAAGTGTCTGTCCCAGAGTTCATCTGTGACGGTTCCACGTACAATAAAAGCTTTGCCTTGTTGTTTTCCATTTTCTCCTCGCTCACCTGGTTGATATTGTCCATAAGCGATCTCTAATCCTTGAAATATATTTTTGAATTTACTCATTATCATTTCTCATTTCTTTGTAAAGGGGGATCTCACAATCCCCCTAATTTAATTTAGTATGGAGTTGAGTCCGATACTTTCTCTTCTACATCAGCTTTTGTTTGAACGGTCCCTTTAGATACATTTCCAGAAAAGTCTTTTGCACTTAAGTACAAAGCCTTATCTTCTTGTCCTAAAATTCTGTCCTGTGTAACAACCCAGCCATACCAAGAACCTTTGTCGTTCTTTTGTAGTGTTGATGCTAGATTATACACAACTCCGTGCATAGGAGGGATAGCAAATCCACCCTTGCCATCAGCAATTTGTATGGTTTTCATCATAGAATTCCATTTTTTACTGACATTTAATTGAGTTGATTTCATTGTGATCAAAGCAGGTGTATAACCACCACCCTTTGTCTCAATCATTACATAGTAAGATGCAGTCTCTTCAAGATAATTACCATTTGGTAATCTAATCTTTGATCCATCTCTCTTACCTGTTGCGATTACCGGACTGTTCGGTAGGTGTACAGCCACAGGAGCACCTGGACCATCGCCTCTATCCGACCATTCTGGATAATCTTTTTTGTAGTAGCAAGGAATTATCTTGATACCTTTTTTACCATCGTATAACTCGCTGGTAACAGTATTATAGATCATACCAGGTTTGGCACCTTCTATA